GCCCTTCCCGGCGTCTACGCTCCAACGGTTGGGGCATCCCCTGGCTGCACACATCAGGTCGCCGTAGGAGTCCTGGACCTCTTCCTTGTCAAACTTTCCGAATCCCATCTCAACCTCCGTGGTACTTGCCTTCAACGATCTTGGCGAAATTGCTTGGCCGAATGATCCATTCGAGATCGGCCTTGAACGGGTTGTCCCGCTTACCCTCCGACCGTCCGGTCAGGAACTTGGACTTGCCGATGTAGCCGAAGAACGACCGCCACCAGTCCAGGATCGACGCCTCGGTAGCCTCCTTCCCGTCCTTGATCAACTCCTGCGCCACCTCCCGCCACCTGCTCCGCAGTAAGCCTTGACGGATGTCGTTCCAGACCTCGACGCGGTTGAGGATGGGGAGAGTCTGGTGGTAGAGGTCGATGACGGCTTGGTGGCTGCATTCCGGCAACTTCACCTTCACCACCTCAGGTTCGGCGTTAGCCGGACGACCAGTTACGTTAGTAACTGGTGAATTTAATAACGCTTTCGCTTTCGCTTCAGGCGGTTGGATAGCAGTGGATTCCTGCTGTACATCCGTGGAGAACGGTTGTCCAACGGTTGTTTTTGCACCTAACTCATTGATTTTGTTCAGTGCATCATCATCACCCTCCATCAATGCCTTTGGCGGCAGAGGATGCTTGGGGTACTTGATCTGGATGCGCTGCCGGAACTTCGGAATGAAGCCGTAACGCTTCCCGGCCACCTCATAAAGGCGGATCAGGTCGGCGTCCGCAAGCATCTGGAGCAACTTGTCCCCGGACTCTCGGCGGATGTCGGCGCGTCTGGCCAACTTGAAACTGGTGGCCTCGAAGAGACCAACATCGTCGGCAGACAGAAGGATGGTGACGTAGAACCACCGGGCTTCAATCGGCAGCGACAGGATCGCTTCCGACTCAAGCATCTCGTCACGGATGAGGCGATTCGGCATCGTCGCCTCCGTTCTGCCACTGACCAAAGTACACGGCCTGATCTTCAGCCTCCTCAAGCAGCCTGGGCAGGTCTTCCAACAGAAGACGGGCTTGGCGGATTGAGAAGTAGATGTCGACGACCCGCTCGGTGCGGCGGTCGTGGGACTTGAAAGCGATCAAGCCGCCTTCGGTGACATGAACAAGGATCTCGTCCTCGTGGACGGGCTTGTAAGTTGGCATAGCCAATCTCCTTGGGTGGACGACCCCAGTGTGGAAATTACCGGGGGTGTCTGCACCCGTTGCGGGTGATGAAACGGCATCTGAGGCCGTCCCCCAAGGAGACTGACTCAGACACACCTTTTACGCTTTCCACGGCGTGCTGAAATCTTACTACTCGAACAAGTCAGGGCGCAAGTCCCTGCGCGTCACAAGCCCTTGCGTGGCCTCTTCGATCCTCTTGGCCAGGGCTGCAGAGCACTTGCGCTTCTCGTGGATTAAGAGGGACATCCAAGACTGAGTGACACCCAGGTACTCGGCCATCTCCTTGATCGCTCCGATCGGCTCTTCGTCAAAGTATTGCTTGAGTTTCATGCCGACAGTCTACTTGAACTTTTTATGCAACACAATGTTGACTCGGTGTTTGAGTTGTGTTCTACTGTCTTCACGCCAAAGAGGCGGTAACTGAAAGGTTGAGATGAAGCAACTTCCCTACAACACCGGCAAAGTCCTGATTGGATGCCGGTACGAACCCGTCAAGCGGGTTGAGTTCAGCCGTGATGCTGAACGCCTCCAAACGGCCCTGATCGGCCGTCCCAAGCGAGAAGTCACTCCGGGCTACTGCCTGAGTCTGGCGGCCATCTGTGCCGCCCTTGTCGTGGTTGTTCTGTGGGTGGCCAGATGAGAAGCATGAAAGTCACCATGTCGGGCTCAACCGTTCGGATGATTGCCCAGGAATCCGATGCTGCTATCGAAGCGGCTCGTCTGTCGTTCGTCACCAACCGCCCTCTGACCTCGGATGAGTGGCGCAAGATCATGGAAGTGATCACCTATGCGAAGGTGGCTTGCGCCAACGCCCTGCGGGAGGAGGAAGAAAATGACTGACGAAGAATACCTAGAGTGGTTGAAAGATCCCAAGGCCCAAGAGGAATACCAAGAGTGGTGCCTGAAGGAAGCCCTGCGTAATGCAGGTTTGAGCGTGGAAGAAGTGTTGAAAGTAACTGAGAAGTTTTTCTCTAAGGAGCAACAGAAATGAGTTTTATCGTTGAAGCAACTGGCGGTGGCCGTGAGTTCAAGATCGTCCCCGCGGGCACCCATTTGGGCCGCCTGTACCGCATCGTTGACTTGGGAACCCAAACCTCCAAGTACGAAGGCGGTGAAGTGAAGATGCAGCGCAAGGTGATGCTTGGGTGGGAAGTCCACGGCGAAGCAGACGACGGCACCCCTCTCTTGACGGATGAAGGAAAGCCTATGGCGGTCTTCAAGAACTACACCCTGTCGTGGAATGAAGCCGCAACCCTCCGCAAGGATCTGCAGGCATGGCGCGGTCAGCCTTGGACCGACAAAGAAGCCGCACGGTTCGACCTGAAGAACGTCCTAGGGCAGTGGTGTATGTTGAACATCATCCACCGGCCTGGGAACAGTGACGGGAAGATGTTTGCCAACGTCGCAGGGATCTCCCCTGTTCCGGGATTTCTGAAGAAGCAAGGTCTGCCTGATGGCCAAAACGAACTGCAGATGTTCCGCCTTGGCGACCCAGACTGGGAACTGTTCGAGACCTTCTCTAAGGGCCTCAAGGCCAAGATCGAGTCCTCACCCGAGTACAAGGCTCTGGCCAACACCGGCGTCTCCGGAAACGGGAAGAAGAGTCTCGCGTCTATGGACAACGATCTGGATGAGGACATCCCCTTCTAACTTGGAGTTAACATGATCGTCAGAGCATCGGAATCACAGCACTGGTACACCAAGTCTGGGGAACCGGCTTACTCGGTCAAGAACAAGGATGGGCATCAGCGACCAACCACCCTTCGGGATGCGCGGAAGTTGGGGCTCGTCCCCTCTGTGACCACCATCATCAAATGCGCCGCATCTCCGGGCCTGGAGGCTTGGAAACTGCAACAGATGATGCTTGCGGCCTTGACCCTTCCCAGGGCCCCAGAAGAGACGGAAGAGTCCTTTATCAGCCGGATTCAGACGGACTCCAAGGAACAGGCCAAAGCCGCGGCAGAAAGGGGTTCAGAGGTCCATGCGGCCCTTGAATCCTTCTTCGAGACCCGTCATGTCACCTCGAAGTTCTCGGACGCCGTACTGGGAACCGAAGGGGAGATCGTCAAGGTTTTTGGCGACCTGGAATGGTGTACCGAGAAGTCTTTTGGTCACCCCCTCGGATTTGGGGGAAAAGTAGACCTTCATTCCCGCGATGGGAATGGGGTTGTGATCGATTTTAAGACCAAAGAGTTCACCAGTGACCAAGCAGAAAAGGTTCAGGGGTTCGATGAGCACCTTATGCAACTGGCTGCCTATCGCGTTGGTCTGGATCTGCCTGAGGCTCGATGCGCGAACGTCTTCGTCTCGGTTACAGAACCGGGACTGGTCGTTGTCAGGGAGTGGTCACAAGAAGACCTAAATCGGGGGCGAACGATGTTCGAGTCGCTCCTGAACTATTGGTATGCAAAGTCAGGACTGGAGAGATAAATGAGCGACTCATTCTGGGGCACTGCGCTCCTCATCTGGACGGTGTTGGCATGGTTCACCCATGTCATCGTCTCAATCGCCTCTAGCAAGTGGGTTCTCCTACTTGCGGGCGCGATCTTCTTCCCCGTGGGCTGTGTCCACGGAACTGGTGTTTGGTTTGGCTTTTTCTAAGGAGAGAACATGATTACCCTACAACTCACCCCCGTGCAGTACGACATCGTGAAGGCTGCAGTCGTGGCCTACAGCGACGGCCTGATGAAGGTCATTGATAGCGCCCAAGAGCCGCTTTTCTTCCAAGAGCCGGAAGAGGCAGAGATCCCTGCGCTCAAAGTTCCCAAGGGCTTCAGCCTGTCTGAGCAGCAAGTTCGGGCCATGAAGGATGCAGGGGCCTGGGACGACTTGCCCAGGCGGGTCAATGTCATCAAGGGCTACATCAGTGAGCACCGCAAGAATGTCCGAGCCGAGAAGGCTGCCGCCAAGAAAGCCGCCCCTTATGGCCTGAAGAAGGACGGCACTCCCCGCAAGGCTCCTGGCCGCAAGAAGGTGATTGCATGATGCTCACAACTGAAGAGGTCAAAGACGCCTTCCGCACCATCTGGTTGGAGGAGAACTATGCTTTCCTCGAAGAAGACCTAGTGAAACTTGCCAATGGCTTTATCGCCGCGGCTGCACCTAAAATCGCCCGAGCAGAGCGGGAAAAGTGCATTGAGTTCGTGCGATCTCTCAACGGGGTGGTCGCAGACGCCCTGCAGGAGAAGCGCCGTGACGCCTGATGAGTTCATCGACGCACTGTTCGGGAAGGGGTGGACAAACGATCAACTGCCCATCTTCCTTGACATCCTCAAGGGGTTTGACAGGGACTCCAAGAGGTATCACGAGGTTCGAGAACTCTTGGCCAACAGGAACGGCTTTGCCGCAACTAGGGAGCAACTCAGTGAAATTGATGACTTGGTTGACGAGGCAGCAAGATATGCCGGACCTGTTTGACTACGCTCCGATCCTCATCAAGATTGAGCAACTCGAACGCAGGATCCACGATCTCTGCCTAGAGAAGCAGCACCAGGAGGCCATCCCCCTGGTGGAAGAGATGATGGAACAATGCGTGGTGCTGAAGAAGTGGCTCAAGGCCCAGAAATGATCCTCATCAAGATCAGCGAGGGGAAGTTGGAAGCGAACTGGGATGAGATCGTCGCCCTGGCTGACGAGTTCGACCAAGGCTCCAATACTGAAGATGCCTACATGAGCAAGATCTTCTCGCTGATCTTCGACAAGGGCTACGAACAGGCCCTCGTGGACATGGAAGAGCACAACAGAAGGCTCATCTTACTGGCCACTTGCACCGGCGGACACGCATAAAAAAGGCCCCCGAAGGGGCCTAACTCTCGTGTTTGGCAACTGCGAGAGACTGGAGAGATTCTGTTAGGGCATGGGGTTGCCCATGGGATCCACACTAGTCAAGGCTCGTTGAGCCTCTTCTTCGCTCACTCCACGAGAACGCATCTTGTCCAGTAGGTACAGGGTCAGCGGGGAGCCCATGCTCAAAGCGGCCCCGCCCAGTCTCGTTGCGGGCGTAGGAATCATCGCAGCACCGCCTCCGATCGCTCCCGCACCGGCGATGGTTGCGCCGATGGGATCACCTTGTTGCATCCGCCTCATGGCCTCCATGCCTGACTCTGCAGCACTGACGCCACCAAGAGCGCCCATGGTCTTGGGCATATTCATCATGCCCTGACCTACACGTTGCAGTGGAGGCGGCTCAACCGTCGGCGGCTTGGCAAAGCGAAATTCAGGTTGCACCCCACCGATGCGGGCGCCCTTTCGGAGACCCTGCTCAAGTTGATGAGCCTCGGAAAAGGTCCGACCTCCCCGGTTGCCGTACCCCATGGCACCCGCCCATTTCTCAACTGGGGTTCCGGTACGGGTGGTCGCGGGGCCGCCTTGCACATTAGCCATCAGGCCCTGCATCATCTGAGAACCACCTGCGCCACCCGCGGCAGCCGCAAGATCAATCAGAGCCCGCGTCGGATCGACGTTCTGAGCCATCTGCCTAGCCTGGGTGGCCACAGACTGCGCCGGAGTAGGAGCGGCAGGCTTGGGCTCTTGTGTGGTGTCCGCGCCAGGAATTAGGTTGGGGCCCAGGCGCTGCAGTTCGCTTGCAACCGCCGCTCGATCGGCTTCTGCGCGTTGAAGAGCGGCAGTGTCGTTTTTAGTCCTGGCATCAAGGATGCGCTGAACTGCACTTTTATACTCTGCCTGCAGGATCTGGATTTGCTCGGGTTTTGGAGAAATATCCGCTTTCTCCCGAGGAGGGGCCTTGTAGTATTGAGCGGCAGCCAGAGCCTCAATCTGCTCGTCTGTGGCATCCGCAGGAGCGGTAACCGTGATGACTCCACTAGGCGTCCGAACCTTGAACTGTTTATCGGCCATAGTTACCTCACCACCTTAAACGGCTTCTGCCCCGGATACACGATGTTCGTCACCCGGCGTTGGTAGTCGCCAAACAACTTGGCGAACTCCGGAGTGTCTTCAAAATCCTCATACTGCATCTTGCTCCTACGCAAGGCAGAAGCCAGTTCGCTCTCAAACTTGGCCTTCTCGCGCATGAAGTTCAACTTCTGGCCGAACGACCGCAACGTGTCGGTCATGTTCGGTCCCATGGCGTTGACCATCTGCTGCTCGAAGTTCGACACAGAAGTCCCAGATCCCAGGCCTTTGCGTTGCTCGAACTGCGTGATGGCCAGGAGTTGACCCAACTCAGCAGCACGGTCAATCACATCCTGCGGGGCTCCAGTCTGAGCGACGATCTTGCGAACCGCAGGAACACCAACAGAGAATGTCCCAACACGGACAGCCTCTTCGACCAGACTGCCGAGAGCCGAGATCACATCACCGCGCTCCAGGACACCCATGACCTGATCCATGCCGGGAGCCTTGATGAGAACTTCCATCCGGTCATAGATCGGCAGGAGCCCAAGAGCAGCCTTGCCTGCAGCACGAACCTGAGCGGTCTGCTCCCCTCGTGACTTGGCTCCGGCCACCGCCTCTTCTTTCGCTGCGGCACTTGCGGCTTCGGACTCAGAAACAGTCCTGCGCCCAGGAGCAGCACCAGGGGCACCAGGGGCAGCCATGCCACCAGGACGGCGGAACTTCTCAATCCACTCCCCGCCTTTACCCGCTTCTTCAGCAGTCTTGTACTGGTCGTACTCATACGGCGTCATCTTGAACGTGCCGTACGGGGTGGCGAATTCTTCCTGCTTCTGGCCAGGGATACGCAGGTTCAGGTACTGCTGCGTATCGCTGTCAAACACAATGCCGTTCATTGACATCTTGAACCGATCCCGCTGAGACCTGATCATGTCAGACAGGATCTTTGCTTTGCCCTCTTGCCCAGGCATGGCGGCCAAACGAGCAATGTCTTGCTCAGTAATTGAACGCATACCACCTTGAGGAGCGGCGGCAGGCGTTGCGCCTTCAGCAGGGGAGACGGGAGCGCCTGGGGCGGCACCAGGGGTAGCAGGAGCGGCAGGGGCAGTACCAGGAGTCTGACCACCAAGAAGCCTTCGGAACTCACGCTCACCCCGAGCGGTTTGAGCCATTCCCAGTTCCTGGGCTGCCAACTCAGACCGAATCTGGGCAATCTCCATGGCCCGCTTTTCTTCACCCGCCTGAGCAGGACCGACCATGGCCGCCGCATTTCCAAGAGCCTCGCCGAAGGATCCAGTCTTGGTGGGGGCAAGCATCCCCTGAGCGATGGCCAAGAGAACTGGATCAAAAAGTTGGTTCTCCCGAGACTTCAGGGCATCTTCCAAAGCCTTGCGGCTTGCCATGACCTTCTGAAGAGCGGCCTGCTCCTCAGGAGTATCAGCAATCATTGAAAGGGCGGAGCGTTGAGCGGTATTTGCCATGCTTATGCCTTTGTATCAGGGCCCACCATAATCGTCGCCATACGGTGGCTGCGTCATCCAATTAGAACCGCCTGGGGGCGTCCTGCTACCAATCTGCTTCCCAACCCAGTCAAACATACGGTTGCCCCAACCCTTGTCGGTGTTGAAGCCAGAACCGATCAGAGCGCCAAGACCGGCGATCTGTTGCAGGGGGGATGGCGGGAAGGCGGACGGAGGCTGCAGGGCCTTCTCCGACACCGTCGTCGGGTAGGTGTAGCCACGCAGGAGTTGCGCCACATTCTGAGCCCGGACAACCGGCGCTTCAATCTTGGCCTGCTCGTAAGCCTGCTGAGTCGCACCAAGATCGGCCATGGTCTTGAGACCCGTGGTGGCCGCTTGTTGCTGTTGAGCGCCCAACCCACCCAGAGCCTGGGCGGCTTGAGACTGCTGCTGACGCTGACGCAAAGCGGCTTCTAGGGCAGAGCCATACCCCGCAGACATGGCCTTGGCCTGCTGACCCAGAAGATCTGCCTGCACATCCGCTAGGGCCTGCCCAGTAGCCCCGGCGTACCGCTGAGACCCTAGTCCGCCGCTGCCCACAAATGCGGACTTGAACTGCGGCAGAAGGTTCCTCTGCACATTCCGGGCGCTCTGACGCGCCATCTCATCCACAACCTGCTGTTGATAAGGGTTGTAGAACTGCGAGATGTCCTGAGCCGTCACCGGAGCGGCAGACTGTTGTGCCGCACTTACACCAGACTGGATAGCCTGTTGATAGCCGCCTAGAGCCCCAGGCGCTGCGGCATAAGCCTGTTGTTGCAAGGCCCCAGGCCCTGCCACTCGGGCATCACCAAGCAGACCCTGGCCCGACTGGGCAAGGCTCGTAAGGTAGTCTGTGAGGTACTGAGGAGCAGTAGTCGCTGTAGTGCGACTGGTCTCGATCAGTGGGATGGATCCAGGGTCAAAGAGTCCCATATCTGCTCCTTTACCGCTTCGATTTTAGATAGTCAAGCGGAGATTTCAAAGCGGGTGGCGGAAGATCTTTTGGCCCCTTTGACCGCGCCCGATGCCGGATGTTGTGCATCATCTCGTACAACTTGTCGGTTCCGGCCTTGGTAGAACCGTTCCCGAGGGCGGAAACCACATCCGCCGGGAAGACAAACTCCCCGTCAGCAAGCCATGCCGGAATGTCGTCGGACTGGCCATCACCCTCCCCGGCAACGTGCTTCCCATCCTTGAAATCCTCGCGTCCGCCCTTGTGGGTGGGGAGGCCGCCAGACTTGGCCATCAAGGGCATGGGCATCCCGCCTTCCTTGGCCATCAGGGGCATCACATACCCGCCCTTTGCATATCCCACAGGCTCTTCAACCTTTGGAGCCTCCGGAATGTTGAGGATCTTGTCGATCGGCTCTTCTTCCCCGTAGGAGTAGTAGGGTTCCGGAGCAGGGGTCTGTTGAGCCTGGGGCACACCCATGCGCTCGGCCAGGATGGCCGCCAGACGAGGATCAATGTTCTGCATCATTTCTTGTCTACCTACTTGCTCTTGAGCCTGTCGAAGTTGGGCCAGAGGGTCGATGTACTGTTGAGTGACTCGGGACGGCAACATCTGCGGGGGCAGGCGGCCATACTCCCCAGAGGTTCCTTCTAGGACGAAAGAAGGCAGTCCAGTCTGAACCGGGAAGTTCAAAGTGGGCTGACGAGTTGTAGCGGGCTGTTGAGGAGTCGGCTCACTCGTCAGTTGGCTTGTCAGTTGACTTGTGTCTTGTCCTGCTGAGGTAACTGCTTGAGTAGCAATCACCAACGCTTCATCTGGGTTCACACCCAACTTCGTGACCGTATTGACAACCGCATCAATGGCCGTCGTGGCGGGAGCGCCAGAGTTCACGGCAGAAGTCACGGCATTAGAAATGGCCGTGTTGACCGCCGTGGCCACATCCGTGCCCGTACTGACCGCCGTATCCACAGCAGTGGAAACCGCTGACTCGACTGCGCTAGAAGTTACCTGCTGAACGTCCGCTCCAGTTTCTACCGCCGTAGAAATTGCAGACGAAACTGCGGTGGTGACCGCCGTATTGAGTGCTGTCTGCGTATCCGTCCCAGTGCTAACCGCAGTATCAACAGCAGTAGAGATTGCAGTGCTAACAGCGTTGCTCGTGGAAATGTTGACATCAGCCCCAGTTTGCGCCGCCGTAGAAACCGCAGAAGACACCGCGCTTGAAACCGCCGTGTTCACCGCGGTATCGGTGCTGACGCCCTGACTGACAGCGGCTTCCACTGCAGAGGTCACCGCAGAGTTCACCGCGGTAGAGACGGATGTGGCCGTATCGACACCAGTCGTCACAGACGCAACCACTGCACCACTGACCGCAGAATCAACCGCCGTAGACACAGCAGTAGACACATTCGTGCCGGTGCTCACGGCAGTAGAAACGGCTGTGCTGACCGCAGAACTGACCGCGCTACTTACCGCAGTGCTGACATCCGTGTTCGTCGCCGTAGCGGCAGCCACCGCAGAATTAACTGCGCTGCTGACAGACGAGTCGATCGCCGTGCTGACATCAGTACCGGTATTGACGGCCGCAGCGATGGAGTTGTTGACCGCAGAAGAAACCGCTGAAGTCACCGCAGTGCTGACATTTGTTCCCGTGTTGGAGGCGGAGACAACAGCAGAGGAGACGGCAGAGTCAACCGCCGATGTCACGGCAGAACCAACCTCTACACCCGAGGCAATAGCCCCAGTCACCGCACTCGTCACAGCGCCGGAGACTGACTTATCAATCACCGATCCGGGATCAGCCCCCGTGTTGACGGCAGTAGAAACGGCGTTGGAGACTGAGTTGCTGACCGCAGTAGAGACATCCGCGCCAGAGTTCACCGCCGCATTAACGGCACTGGTCGTGGCACTCTCTACAGCCGCAACAACATCCGTCCCGGTTTGAACTGCGTTGTTGACCGCAGCAGAAACTGCCGTTGAGACAACCTGACCTACATCTGTCCCTGTGGACAAGGCTGTGGAGATGTCCGTCTCAAGGTTCGCCAGATTTGGGAACTGAGCCTCAAAGAACATCTGCTCAAGGTTCTTCTGCTCCTGAGTTTTTTCAGCGGTGGCGGTCTGTTGAATCGGCTGCTCCTGCGCCATAACGCTAGGCGCGGGCTCAATAGATACCGGGCTTGGGGCTAACACAGGTTCAGCCACAGGCTCCGGCACAGGGGCTGGCACAGGGGCTGGCGCAGGAGAAGGAGCAGTAGAAGCAGCGGGAGCAGGAGAAGGAGCGGGGGCGGCCTCAACTGGAGGGGCGAATGTTTGCTCAGGCGCCGGTGCGCGGAACTCAGACTCCGCCTGGACAATTTGATTGACGATGCCAACCGCTTCAGGGATCGACAGCCCTGCATCAATAGCGGCATCTGTCGCGGCGTTGGCCACAGTCAAAATATCAGCACCCGCACTAGAAGCCGCAGCGACGGCAGATGTCACGGCATCCACAATCGAACTGGTCGTGTCTGCGCCAGACAACACAGCCGACCCAACCGCCGCGCTCACAGCCGAGTTCACCGCCGTAGAAACATCAGAACCTGCGCTGATGGCACTGCTTACGGCGCTGTTGACAGAACTCGTGATTGCATCAGCGACACTTGCTCCGGTATCAACAACACTGGATACAGCACTGTTGACCGCGCTAGTCACTGCGCTTTGAACATCCACACCAGAACTGACTGCGGATGCAACCGCAGAACTTACCGCAGAGTTGATGGCCGACCCGGCGTTAGATCCTGAATCAATCGCACTGGTCACGGCACTTGAAACTGCGCCACCAATGGCTGCAGATGGTTCAGCGCCAGAAACTATGGCCGAATTTACTGCGCTATTGACAATACTTCCGACAACCGAGGTCGCAGACTCTCCGGACTGCACAGCGGTCGAAACCGCATCAGAAACAGAGGAGGAGATGGTGTTGCCAACATCCGCTCCTGAAGAGATGCCAGAACTGATTGAAGAGGCAACATTTGAAGCAACGCTTTCAACAGTAGAACCGGTTGCAGCCTGCTCTGTAAAGCCCAGTTCTCGATAGGTTGTCGGTACGCCCTTCTCATCAAAGAACGCCACCATGTCGGGCGTTGCGCCAGGAGGCAGAGAAGTCGGCCGCTCGCTTACTTGCGCCCGATCGCCAACGATCTCAGAGATCCGCTCCTCCTTGGCGATCTGACGATCAAGGTCCGTTTCGGTGGCGACCTTCTCGGCGGCAGGAGTAAATCCAATCTGCCCCGCAGAGCCGGTGATGAGTTCAGGACCGACCGCCTGAACATCCACAGTTGAGGGCTGATAAGTGATGGCCGTTGGGCCACCCTCAAAAGTCATCTGCGTGGGAGTGCTACGACCCAGGAAGATCAGGTCAGCAAAGTCTCCGCTCTCATTTGTCTTGGTCTGCTGAATAGCATCAGAGAGTCGCGCATCAGTGGTAGCCGCATCCACCATGGCCGTAAGCGCACCACTTGCGATGGTCGCTTCTGCAAGCGTTCGCGGCAGGCCCTCATCCCAGTTCTTGTTCAGCGCCAGATTGCTGATGATCTTCGCGCTGCCTTCTTCAGCGTTCTCACTGGCAACCTCGCCCAGGTAGCGGGTGAGGATGCCCTTACCCTTGGTCTCCAGGAAGTCTTTGGATGCCTGACCGAGCAGGGCAACAGCGTTGCCTGTAGAGCCACCGGCAATCTTGGCTTCAACCGACAGAGCGCCAGGAATGAGTCGTTGAGCCGCAGCAGAGGCAAGGCCGGAAAGACTGGCAACAGAGCGCCCAATCTTCAGCACCTCCTCGTTGCTTAGGCCCATCCGCATGGCCTCGTCCATCGTGCTTGCCGCAGTCTGGGCGCCATGGACGCCCGCGTTGGTCAGGATGGCCGCAGCCTCCCGAGCAAGCATTCCACCCCCAATCATCCTTGCGCTTGCCATGGCACCACCACCGGCCAGGACTGTCGGAGAGGTCTCAGCAAGGAAGCCCGCCGCCTGCATCGGGTTGACACCGTACTGGTACAGAGTCGTGAAGAACCCACCACCCGCAGCACGGATGGCAAGGTTCATGTCATCACGGTTCTGCTTGTAGACATCCGACAGAGACCTGTCGAGTTCATTGGCGTATGAAGCAAACCCTGCGCTGATGTCGCCCTGCTCACCTCGAACCAGATCAGCAATAGTGAACGGGGCGGCAGCCACAGAAGCCGCGCCCTTGACTGCTTGCTTCAGGACATCAGACCCAATCTGGGCAACCTCTGCAGGTTGCGTCCTACCACCCATGGCCTGCCACTCTTCAAAGGTTGGAGGCGCAATTTTGTTGCCCGCGGAGTCGGTCGGGACAAACTTGTCGATGTAGTCCAGATAGCGATCCATGTCGTTGAATCGCTTGCCCGTGGCCACAAAGGTCTGATCAGGCTTCGGAGGCGCTACCTTCTCAACCTCCTGAACTGTTGGCACACCACCCTCACCGGTGACCATCTGTTGAGCGGCCGCCGTGTAGTCGATTGCGGGCTCAGATGGCTGAACAGGTGGCTTGGTCGCCGTCTTGTCGGGCGTGAATCCCGTCGTAAGAGAGTCAACCGGAGCGCCCTCCATGCCCGTAGCGGCAGCAGAAAAGTCTGTCTGCGCCGTCTCAATCGGAGCAGTTTCTCCACGAAGAGGAACATTCTTCAGATAGGCAGTTGCCTCTCTGGTGTCAGGAACAACCGCGCCACGCCCAGAACCTGCTGCTGCAGCAGGCTCAGAGATCGTGATCTTGGGAATGCCCATCTGCAAGATGGGAATGCCGGTTGCTCTCGCGGTTGCAACGTCAATGGCATCAGGGATCCGATACTCCTTGCCCTGATACATGAAGGTGCCGGTCAATCCATCATTGAACGCCTTCATGCCCGCCTGATCAATACTTCCGGCGCTGCTGTAATCAGGTAGAGAAGCGACGCGTTGCTGCTCCATGTAAGCCTTATTGGCCTGCGATAGTTCGTCTTCCCCAGTGCGAGAGACGACATAGATGTTTCCAGAACGAGCCGGGAACTCAAAAGTTCCATAGCCGCGAGATGAGGCAAGAGCACTTGCTTCATCAAGCGTTTTGACATCCATGCTCGGATCAATCTGAAGAGCCTGATCTCGGCGGATGGACTCTGTTACATCCTTCTCAGTAGGAAGAGCGCCTTGAGGGAAGGCTTGACCTGCCTTTTGGCCCTCTGCGATCAGTTCTCTAGTTGGAGCCTGAGACGCATAGTCAACGGCATTAAACAGATCAATCGCCGCGCCGATGAGTTGCGACGGATCCGCACCAGATCGAACCAAATTCAGCATCACCGCAGACTTGGCGGCGATCGAAGCATTCGGAGAGTCAGCCAACTGGCCAACAGCGTTGATGATGCTGTTGACGTTTGGCTTACTAGAGAACACTTCAGCAGCAAGATTGGCTGCGCCCTGGATCTGATTCGGCGTGAAGCCAAGGTTCTTCAGGCCAGTCTGAGCGCCCGCACTAAGACCACCGACAAGAGCACCAACCCCCAGGCCACTCGTGTCTCCAGTTGCGATGGCTGATGGAATAGCCCCAATGAGTCCTTTCGTCGCTCCGCCCAGAATTTCGCCCGTAAGTCCAGGTCCAACCGCGGTCTGCACAGCGCCACTGGCTTGGGAAGCCAACTGGCCCGCTCCACCGCCTAGACCGCCAACAACAATCGACTTCAGGAGATCAGAGCCTGATGCGCCAGACGCAACACCACCAAGACCGCCAAGAACAGCGCCCCCGGCGATGGATCCTCCCATGCCAGTACCAAAGCCAAGAGCCTCGCCAATACCTGGGGCTCCCATGGTCGCACCAATAAAAGCCGCCGCGAGTCCAACCGGCTTCCGCCAATCTTCAGACTCGTCATACTTGTCAATGCCAAGAATTGTTCCGTTGGCATCCAAATTGATGATGTAGCCGCTATCACCGCCAGTCTTGAGGTTCAGAGACTGACCAGTGATGTTGCCATTTGTGTCCGTGCTGACGGTCTGCTCAAATGCGGTGCCCGCAGGAGCAAAAGATGAGTCCGTATTGGTCTTGCCGGTTGTTCCGGCAATCTGATAGCCCTGAACACCTCCGAACGGGTCGCCTAATGCGATGATTGAATACTTGCCGAATTGCTGAGGAACCGCTTGTGGGCCCGCCTCTCCCGCATCCATGAATGCGTTCTGGCCGGTAATGCTTGACTTTGCGAAGTTGATGGCGTCTTGCAAAGAGAGAGTCGGAGCGCCCTGGCGATCCTCTCGCGCACCATAGTTGACGTAGTGCCTCTTCGCTTCGGCCTCTGTATCAATGCCCGCCTGTCCCAAATCGGGGTTCAGACGGACATATTCCTTCCAGTCAAATCCAGGTGGGACGGCTGAGAAGTTTTCCTCGCGGAACCCTGATTCTCCTGTGTACGGGTCGGAGAAGAATGGGCGCAAATCTTGGCCCCAGTCATCAACCCCTTGAGCAGGAGCAGGAGCAGGAGCGGGAGCAGGTGCGGGGGCAGGTGCGGGGGCAGAGGTCTGTAGGCCATACTGCCTCATCAAGCCGCGAACGGTTGTCTCTGGAACTCTGAAGGTTTCAGCAGTAAGAGCAACCGCCTGATCAACCGGCATCCCTTCTGAGACCCAAGACTGCAAGAGGTCAAAAGCCTCCGACTCTGAGCCCTGAAGAGAAAACTGAGGCGTAGACCCTTGGGCGGCATCCAGAGCGCCTGTCGTCGTAACTTGGCCAGAGGTGTCTGCGGCTTGATCTACATCTGTAGAGGTCAACCCTGCGGCAGTAAGCGCCCCCGTGGTTTGGGCATCCTCAAGAGACTGATCAACTTCTGTAGCCTGACCAGTTAGGTCGCCAGTGTCGATGAAGGCGCCGCCAGTAACAACATTGCCGCCTCCAGGAAGAGCGCCAGTAGTGACTCCGCCGGTCTCCCCGATGGTGGAGCCGGTCCCTCCAACGGTGCGCTTCTCTGGTTGGTTGTAGTCGTTACCAAGAACAGCCCACTCAGATGAAGGATCAAAGAGGCTCTTCGCCGCATCCGAACCTTCCGGCTCCCAATCTTCAAGACCAAAGTTTACAAACTCACTTACGCCCGGAAGCGACATGAGTCTTTGGTTGTAAGCATTAGCGGCTTCTTCTTCGCCCTTCCTAGCAAACCCTTGTGTGACTATTTTTAGTTCTTTGCCAAGCGCGTTTACCTGAGCCGCAAAGTTCTTAGTCCAATCATAAAGTTGGTCTGCCGGAACACCCCATCCCAGATACGGATCAAGCGCAACAAAGTCAGCATTTGAATTTCTGATCTCATCAAGCAACTGCTGATCTGTTGCTTTGCCTTGGAATACAGGGTAAGGCGAAATAACAACACCCGCCCTTTGGCCCTTGGATTGCGTATCTTTAACCTTCTTGACTAGGTCTGAGCCTACAGGGCTATGAGGGTTCCAAAACAACTCGTCAGAGATAACAACTTCATTCCCGCGCTGAAAAATTGCATCAGGAGACTTAATTGATTTGCTCGTTGGATCTTTTGTGGCATTTGATCCCGTAACCCAACTATTTGCATCTCCAAAGTTTGATAGCAAAGGCCCAGAGCCCGTCTTGTTAAAGAAGTCAGTAACTGTAAAGTTAGTCCCAAGAGCGCGGTTCCACAAGTTGACCGCATCCTGCGGCCTCATTCCTTGTTGAACAACCCAATCAAGCCCACGCTGCGTTGCCACCGCATCGTTTGCGCCGCCTTGATAGATGTATTGCTTGAACCATTCCGGCGAACCGGCCACCGGAGTAGAAGCCGCTTGAGAAAGCGCAGAGCCAGTAATACCTGTCTGACCTGCGGCGCTCTCGGTGCTAGAAACATCTCTGCGCTGATTGTCTGCAACAGTGAGACCAGAATCCTTCTTGGCTAGAGTCGTGTGTATCAAGGTCTGGCCGATCTTGTCAGCCATCAGGCGACCAAATTCAGCGTTTTGATGCACCCCGTCAAGCAGGGAGCCTGCAGGGATCCCAACGCTACGAACATCAACAAATGGCAGGTTGTACTTCTGCGCCAGTTGCTGAATGCCTGCGTTGATCTGATCGGCAACCGTCGCGCTCTCACGGGTCAAATACCCGGCGATGTTGCCGCCGATGGAGTCCGCACCACCAAAGAACGGAGACACCCCAACAAGAACAGGCGTTGATCCGTTGCGTTGAGCAATCTGGATCATCTGCTCAATGTTGCTCAGGGACTTGTTGGCATCCCCAAGTTTGATGGCGTCTGCCGCTCCATAACGAAGCACAACCTGATCAGGTCGATTGGTTGAGATGTAGTTCTCAAAACTGCCGTAGTCTGTGTTCCCGGTCAGGGCATCTTGAGAAGTCTGCCCGCCAGTAGCGACGTTGTTGACAACACCGCCCGTGTAGTCGGACAGAACACCTTCAAGAGAGTTGCCGCGAGAAGTATCCGCGCTACCGTCCATGCGGTAGCCCAATACAGAACTGATGGAGTCGCCAAAGACGGTTGTCTTGAATGGCGAAGTTTCTCCAGATGCCCGGTAGTAGTCGTTGACATTGAATTGCGTCCCCAGAGCCCGATTGAACTCGGTGACCGCCTGCATGGGGGTCCAACCCTTCTGCTTGGCATATTCAATAGCCCGTTGAGTAGCGGTGGCGTCATTTGCGCCACCCGCATACATATACTGCTTGAACCACTCAGGGGTGCCTTCCGTGGGCCCACTAGGTGCAGCCATCTGCGTTACGCTGCCCAAAGCACCAATGTTTTCATTTGGAAGACCGATTGCATCTTCCATGAAGGACGGCACAGAACTGACATTGATGGGAGGCTGAATGTTTGCAGTCACCCCTCTCGCAGCAGGCAAACCTCCGACGCTTGTCAGCGCAGATGTGCTCAATCCCGAAAGATCTTGTCCGATGTCAATCGAATCATCCTCCGGTATGTCCAGAGGAGACTGATAGCCGTCCATGCGGTCTTCGTATTGATTGATGGGCAGTGCCATATCAAGTTCCCGGATTGATAGCGCCGACTAGGGCCTGAGCCCACTCTTGCCAGTCGTCAAAGTTGTAGGGGCTTGGAACACCTTGGTTGGTGAAGACATCAATGGCCATCAGGCCCGCCCCCCAAGACTTCCAGTCCACCGTCGGGCCTGGAATCTGAAGTTGCTGCTCTGCGTACAACTCGCACATCAGAGACGCCCATGACTCAAAGTCGTGATACCTCGGGTCATAGATCAGCCCGATGCTCATGTGCTGTACCCGCGAACATCACCGATGTCGGCATCCACGATTACCTTACCCGCCTGATAGTTGCCATCCACGACGTTTGACACGAACTTCAAGCGCAACAAGCGCCGCTGTTCCTTCATGTCAATTTTGCCTGTCGTTGGACTAAAGGTATATGGGTTTGAGACCTGATCTTGCTCTTTCGGGTAGGGACGACCCACGACATACAAGTCCATGTCGCCCTGCTGCACGAAGTCAGGCTCCACCCGCTCCAGGCGCAGCCACCGGTTCTCGCCCACCGGAGAGGGCTGAGAGGGGCCGCCTGCGATCAGACCCAGGTCAGAAGTCGTGAACGAACTCTCGATGGCCAGGACGTTGGTGCCCTGAACGACATTCGTGCCGTACTCGTGCTGCCACAGGGAGACCTCGTTCGTATTGTTCTCCTCCCACCCTGCGTTGATGGGAAAGCGGAACACCTGCGAGAAGTACCCGGCAGAACGACGACCACCAAGAGCCTCGCCTAGGTCGTACCAAGTGTTCTCTCGGATGTTGTAGATGATCGCGTCGTTGCACTCGGTAGAGTCGCCGCGGGGGTAGAACCACCAGATCTCGCCGAACCGGGGAACCTTCGTAGCCCAAACCTTCTGCGACTGCGAGTAGTTCAGGTTGTCGAAGAAGTGGTTCTGGTTCATGTCGTTGGGGATCTCTTTGACCACACCGTTGTACAACATGAACCGGTCCACGCCGATCCAGAAATAGATACCGTCGTACTCAATAACGCACTGGCTTGACAGGATCGAGGTCTGACTGGAGATGATGTCGTAGCGCCAATACTGTGGAGGCGTACCCGTCCCGCCGATGTAAGACACCCGGATCAGGCTGTCCAGGCTCCAGAACAGGCCAGAAGGCGCGTTGGAGCCGCCTCGAACGGGAAGACCCTTGACGATCTTGCCGGTGGCCACGTTCGTTTCGTTGGCGTCTGGCGAGTTCCAGTCGGTCGGATCTCCCGCAGAACAGTTCTTGATCAGGCCGTCATTGCCGTACACAAACACATACGGATGCAGGGCCACAACCCCGCCAGAGACGCTGATCACGCTACCCGTAGGATTCGCACCTCCGGTGTCTTTCAGGGGATAGACATCCGATCCGGTGATGTCGCCGTACAGAACAGGCGTGTTGATCGTGCTGTCGATCTGAGCGAGGTTCTGGCCAGGATGAGCCAACAGCAGGTTTTCACCCCCGGTGACGCTGTATAGACCATCGAACTGCCACAGGTTGTTCGGACTGGCCGTGAACTGCTCATCCACAGTGGCCACATCAATTGAGAACCCGTTGCTGTTGTAAGTTGCAGATACCGGGACGGAGAACCCAGAACTTTGGTTGACCGACAGAACCGTGAACTGGAACCCTGAACTGGCGATTGTGAAGGTCACCGGGATTGAGAATCCTCCGGCGCTTCCGAGAGATGCCACGGGTACGGAGAAACCGGAACTTGAGTACACCGTGTTGACCACGACCGAGAAGCCGCTACTGGTCACCACCGTGGCCACAGGGAACGAGAAGCCGGTGCTGTTGTAAACCGCCGTGACAGGCACGACGAACCCTGCACCAGTGCCGCCGATGTCCGTAGCGTTGGCTGACAGGATGTTGGTGGCGATGTAGCCGCGGCCGCGACTGGTGATGGTTACCGCAGTAACAGCCCCGCCGGATACGGTGATGGAGGCTTGAGCACCAGTCCCAGAGCCGCCGATCAGCGGGACATTCGTGTAGGTCACCGTAGCATTGATCGTGGCCACAGGCACCGAGAAACCGCTTCCCGTACCGCCGATGCTTGACGCTAGAGCGGACAGACTGTCACCGGGTTGATAGCCGCTACCGCGATCAACGATGGTCACGGTCGTGACAACGCCGCCCGCAACCGTGATGTCTGCAGTCGCATCAATCCCAGAACCAGTCAGAGAGGTCAGCGAAACGCCAGTGTAAGTGCCGTTCGTGTATCCAGAGCCGCCAACGACCGTCCCCAGGGTGGCAATCTCATTACCTGTGTATCCAGAGCCGCCGGTGATCGCTCCAAGCGTCTGCACACCGTTACCAATCGCGGATGCCGCGGCGCTCATGGTGTTGGCAACCGTGTATCCGTTGCCCTTGGTCGTGATCGTGACCGAGGTCACCGTGTTGCCAGAAACAACAATGGTGGCCTTTGCACCAGTACCGGACCCGCCTGTCAGAGAGACATTGGTGAATGTGCCGTTGGTGTAGTTAGAACCACCCGTGATCGCGCCGATCGTGTCGATGCCGTTGACAAACCCACCAAGATCAGAAGCGGCCGCGCTCAAGGTGTCCGAAGCGGTGTAGTTGATGCCTCGATCAGTCAGGGTGACCGATGTCACCGTCCCAAGCGCCACCACAATAGTGGCCTTGGCGCGGGATCCAGTGCCCCCAGTCAGGGACACGTTCGTGTACGTCCCGTCCGTGTAGTTGGTTCCACCAGTCGGAGCGTTGAGTGTGTTGATGCCGTTGCCGATCAGCGCAGCAGAACAACTCAGGCTGTCGGCCACGGTGTAGTTCTGACCAGGGTTGGTCACAGTAACTGCCGTCACTGCGTTTCCAGAGACCACGACAGTCGCTGTAGCACCAGTACCAGTACCACCCGTCAGGGGAACCGCGGTGTAGGTGCCGTTCGTATAGTTCGATCCGCCGGTGATGGCACCAAGAGTTGCGACCCCGTTTGTGAATCCGCCTAGGCTTGCAGAGAGACTGTCTCCGATGGCGTAATTCACCCCAGGCGCAACGAGTTGGACGGCAGAGACAGAGTTGTTGGAGACGATGATGTTCGCCGTCGCGCCAGTGCCAGACCCACCGGTCAGGGGTGTGTCTCGATAGATTCCAATCGCGCTGATCGTGGTGGACGCGACCGACTGGCTCCTATTGATGTTGTAGGTGCCCGCGCCACCAGTGCCGGTTCCAAGAGCAGTGATGACCGTGTCATCCGCAACGCCTGCGCCGAAGATGGTCTGCCCTACAGCGAACGTGCCGGTGATCGTCCCGCCTACGGTCAGAACAGTTCCAGAGATGGAGGATGCGCTTCCGGAGGCTGTCGAAGAGTTGGTGTAGAACCCACCACCCGTGATACCGCCAAGGGACGCGATCACGCCAGACACCCCGCCGATGTCTTCTGCGGGAGCCGACAAGACATTACCAACAGCATATCCACTGCCGTTGTTCGTCAGCGTAACCCTTCCAACACCTTCTGTGGTCAGCGTTGCAACATCACACTGGAATCCGGTACTGGTTGCGACGGAGTTGATAACGATGAACAAGCCCGAACCAGACCCTCCAACATCAGAAACATTGGCCTGCAGAACTTGCCCGAAGGCATACCCAACCCCGCCATAGACAAGCGTTGCGGAGATGACAGTGCCGCCAGACACGACGAGCGTTGCTCGAACACCAGTTCCGCTGCCGCCCGTCAATGGAACATTGGGGTAGGTTCCATCAACATAACCAGAGCCCCCGGTGCTCACAAAAAGAGAAGTTACTCCCTTGCCAATACTGTTGACCGAGCAACTCAGCACATCGTTGACGGTGTAGTTGTTCCCGCCAAAAGTCACCGCGACAGACACCACATTCCCGCCAGAAACGGTGATGGTGGCCAGTGCTCCGGTTCCAGTTCCTCCGGTCAGAGCGACATTGGGGAACGACCCGTTGGTGTACCCGCTTCCGCTGACGATGTTGTCAACCGTGGCGATGCCGTTCTGCAGGACTTCCACTGTCCCCACAGCATTGATGCCGCTACCGCCCGTGAAGGACACATTGGTGTAGGTTCCAGGCGTGTACAGAGAGCCAGGAACCAAAAGGCCGTAGGTGTTGATGATGCCGGTCAGGCCGCCGATGTTGGCAGGCGTTGCGCTCAGGACATCCCCAACGGTGTACCCCACGCCACGATTGGCCGCCACAATGCCCGTCACGGCCCCGCCAGAGACCGTGATGTTCGCCGTTGCCCCACTTCCTGTGCCGCCGGTCATCGGAACGCTGAGGTAGGTCCCGTTCGTATACAGAGAACCGCCCGTGATTGAGCCGTAGGTCTGCACTCCATTCCCAATCGCAGAAGGCGCACAGGACAAGGTATCCCCAGGCAGGTAGCCGTTGCCGCCATCTGTAAGGGTCACGGAAGAGACCGCGTTCGCGGTGACCACAATCGTGGCCTTAGCGCCGAACCCAGATCCACCGGTCAGATCGACATTGGTAAAGGTTCCGTTGGTGTACTCAGATCCACCGACAAGCGTGTTCAGCGTGAGGATCGGGCCTGAGATGCTGAAGTTTGTGATGCCTGCGCCGATGCCTTCGTTCGTGATCGGAAGCACCTGCAAGCCATCAGACCATCCATTGAAGACGCTTGTGAAGCCATCCGCCGGATTGACGTAGATGCCCCGAGAAGGCCCGCTCAACGCATCCGTGATCTGACGGTATCCGCCGATCTTGCGGGGACGACCCCGCTGAAAGCGAACCCACTGGCCATCGGTGTAGAACTCCTTGTCAAAGAGAGTTCCATCCCGCTGAATGCCGGACTTGGTGTCGAGCGCGAATACCTTCTTGGTCATCAGAATGTTCCGCCGGAGATGCCGCCAGAGAAGGTGCCGGTTCCCGTGACAGAGGTGCCTGTCGCTGTCACATCAAGAATCAGGCTTCCCAACACAGACACACCAAAACGCCCCGCCCCAGGCCGATAGATGCCGGTGGTGGTTTCGGTGGCAAAGTTCAGTCCAGGATTGCCCGCGGTGCCATTTGGAATGCTGACGGCCGAAGCGCCTGCCTGGGTAGTGTTGGCATTGAAAAAATTGATGCCGTCACAGATGAGTGTGGCCTGACCGCCGGGAGGAACGACGGCGTTGGCTCCTCCGACCGCTCCGGTGGTCAAGGTCAAGGTAAACCCGTTGGGGGTGGTCTGGTTGGAAACCACATACAGGTTCGAGACCGGCGGATAGGTCACCGTGACATTGGATACCAAGTTGCCGGTGTAATACTGGATCGTGTTGGATGCCTCGGAAGCACTCAGCGTGTACGCGCCACCAGTCACCGGCTTGGTCAGCACAGTGAAGGAAAACTGAGTTGACTGCCCGTAACCAACCGTGACAAAGGCCGTTCCGGTGCAGATGATGAAGGCAGACTCACCAGGTGCAAAGGACTTGGTTACATCACCGTCCAGGCTCTCAGAACTCGTGGTTCCAATAGTTACCGTGCCGGTGCCGTTGTTCTTGAACAGAACGAACCAGTTGTTTCCGAGAGTGGATGCGTTGGGAAGGGTTGCGGTAGTAGCACCACCAGACCAGATGTAGGTCTGAGCCCTGTCCGCCGAAGCAAAGGTGTAGGTCGCCACCATGGACACAGACGGGTGGCTTTGGTTCAGCGTAGCGCCACTTGCGACAAGTCCAAGCCCTGCCAGGGTCGCGGCATCAGCAGCAGAGGTTCCAACACCGAATGCGATGTTGCCCCAGGTGCCCTGCTCGTTGGCGTTCGAGGTGATGTAGATGTACTTGGTCTCGCCTGCGGCCACCGTGATGATGGTGTTTGTTCCGGCGTAGTCCTTGACCGTGAAGGTGTTCGCGCCGACGTTGCGGATCAGGGCATCGTTCCCAACAGAAGTCTGATTCGCGGGCGGCATCCAAAGAGACAAGCCTCCCGAGGAGGCCGTCACATTCATGATTCGCGCTGCGTAGTCGTCGGTGGCGTTTCCGTTGATCGGCCACTCAAGTTGAGTGTTGGCCGAAAGGGTCACCGCTCGGAAAGAAACATCCGTCGGTTGGATGACGGTGCCGGTGAAGGGTGAGTTGTAACTCATGGTCAATCCTTAACTGTCAACAGCCACCGCCTGACGATCAGCCACGCGCAACTTGTCCTCGTTGATGAGGGTGGCCATGATGGCGTCGTACTGCTGTTGCCACATCGGCATCCGCTCGTCGTTCTTCAAGAACGGCATGGCCTGCAGCAAAGACCCGTACAGAAGAGCCTGGGGAGCGTAGATGGTGAACCAGTTGGTCTGATTCGTCGCATCCAAAGGCTGAATCCGCTCGTAGTACAACACCTCAAAGTTGTAGGCGGCGTCAGGAGTAGGAGCCACCAACCAATGGGTGTAGTCGTAGTCGCAGTAGAACTTTGGGATGCTTTCTTGGGCGGGGTCGGGCCAATACTCGCGCAGGTATTCATACCTACGCAACAGAACCGGATACCGCTTACCCGCCACCGTAATGTTCATCGAGACGGTTTTGTGCCACCGGGCGGGCTTGTCGATGATGTTGGCCCCCTGCACCATGGCGCTTTGTTGCACCGTCAGGTTGCCTAGAAACTTGATCTGTGCCGCGATCACCTGCTCGGCGAGCATGATGAAAGTCGGGATTTTGTCAACGGTGGCCTGATCCGTCCGCTCCAGATAAGACTGGATGTCGGCGACCAAGGAGGAGTAAGTCATCGTGACGGCCATTACCACACCTTCTTCTTGATCGACTCGGGTTGCGGAACAAACTGCTTGCCTTGCCTAGTTCCCTCGCGCTTGGCTCGGGTGGTAGCCGCATATTCCGCTGAGGAGAGTTTCTCCCGAGCGGCCTTGGGCAGATACCTTTCGCCAGTCGCCTCAGGGCCTTGAGTGGAGGGCTTCCCGGACTTAGTTCCCCAGTCCTCTTTAGTCCACTTTGAGAGCGAATTATCGGCACTTTTTGGCCCCTTGTAACCCCCTCCAGAGCCTTTGTATCTCTGAGTGGCTAATTGAGCCTTGCGGGCGCTCCACTGACCCGGTTTACCGCCCTTATCGGAAGCCTTGACCGACGCGACGATCCGCTTCCACTTTTCAGGGTTGGTTTTGACAGCAGAACTCATATTCACCCCATCAAGGCCCGTTCGGCCTCACGACGACGAACCAAGCCAGGAAGAACCCGACCGCCGCCCCGGACCCAGAGCATCAACTGCTCCTTTGCGCCCTCCCAGTCCTGGGCGTTGATCTTCCGACGAAGCGTTGAGGTCTGCAGGCGGCCGACTCCCAGGTTGTACGCAAAATCCACGATCGCGTTGAACTTAGCCCAGTCATTTTCCCGAAGGGCCAAAGTCAAGAGAATCGGGCACTGCCGCACCACCCCTGGGGCATAGGTGTTGAGCAGGTCCACCTTGAGCCACTGTTCTGCAGTCTCACGAGTGATGGGCGGGTCGTTCATCGTAACCTTGCGCCCATCCGGCCGGAAAACAGTCCCGTAGCCCTGCGTAGGGAACCCGGCAGGGCAGACATACGGATAGATCAGACCATCCGACCCAACTCGGTGTAAACCCTCAAACCGACGGCAGAGTTCCTCTGCGATGTCAAGTTTCATAGCCCACGCTGCTTGAGGGTACGGTCAAGGAACCAGTAGTTGATCGTCCCCGAGACTAGAGCCATGAAGTCGGCCGTCATCATGGTCTCGAACACCTCACGGGGCGCAGCGCCCTGGAGCCATGCGTTCCAGGCAAACCACAGGTGTACGAAGGACCACAGCAGGATCACCCAGTAGGTGACCACCGGCCGCACCGAGGCGGACAGAGATGCCGCCCATCCTCCGGCCGCCTTGGCCATCTCGGCCTGCTGATTGATGGCAGCGTTGAAGGCTTCCATGACTCCGGTGTCGATGGCCTTGTCACGCTCGGCCCCGATTTCGGCCAACTTCTGCTGACCGCGGATCTGTTCCAACTCGCACTGGCGGTTGAACATCAGCAGTTCATGGCTGCGCTCGTTCTTCTTGTCAAAGAACTTCAGGACTTCCGGGGCAAGCCGGAAGATGCCCCCGAGCAGGGAGCCGAAGATGCCGCCGCTAAGTAGTTCAAGCATTGCTGCCTCCGGTGGAGATTACATCGTCACCTTTGGTGACCGTGACACGATCTCCTTGCACTGTCACGCGCATAGGCTGTTCGGGCTTGTCGAGCCGGTCGAGTTTCTCAATGAGGGTTTGGATGACCTTGAACTCAGGCTTCTCCTGCTTTTCGGCCGTACCGGCGATTCCGTTCATCATGTTGATGAGGGCTACCAAAGCGCCACCGATCATCGTCATCACCGCAGTGATGGCCGCTTCCGACAGGAAGTACGAAGAGCCCACCCCGATCAGCACGATCAGGGTGATGTAGAAGAGGCCAAACCTGCCGATGGATTTACCGGCAACTTCCTTGGCAGTTTCAATAGGCTTGACCTCTTCCATGTCAGATCCCCAGTAGGTTCTTCAGGAACACCGCGGCCACTCCAGGCCCAAGAAGTACAGCGACGATCGTGATGTAGAGCAGATACTCGATGTTCCGCATCCGCCTGCTACCGTCTTCGAGGCGCTTTTCAATGACCTCGTAGCGTTGGGCGCACACAGCCTCATGCACAGCAAACCGGGTTTCAATCGGCTCGTCCACGATCATCCTTTCAGTTTCTCAAGTTCAGCGGAAAGTTCTTGCACCGCCTTTACTAGGGCGTAGATGACGGCATCAGAAGAGACGGACAGCAACCCGTTGTCATTTGTCCGAACACACTCCGGCATGACCTGCTGCAGTTCTTGGGCGATAAAGCCCGTCACAAGCCGGTCCGGATCAAGACCGATGGCCAGGGGGACGCCGTTCTCGTCTTTTGGCATCTCACCCTCAGGCTTGTAGTTGAAGTTGCGGACGCGCAGTTGCTTGATCTCGGCAAGACCCTTGGGCGAGTCCACGATGTTGCGCTTGATGCGCTCGTCTGAGGTTGTCTCCCAGGTGGTGACGTTCTTGGCGTTGTAGGCCCCGTTGGTGCCGCCGATGAAGGCCGTCTGCGTACCCTTGCCAGTCAGACCACTGCCGATGACCAGTTCAAAAGTGACGTTGTTGGCACTTGCCGCCGCAGAAGTGCCGATGTAGGTGTTGTCAGACCCGGTAGTGAGGTTCGTCGTCGTGGAAGCCGCACCGTTGCCGATGATGACATTGTTGGAGCCGGTGTTGACAAAGTCACCCGCTTCGTATCCCAAGCAGGTGTTGTTGGTTCCGACATTGATCCGGGCGCCCGCGAAATAACCAATACCGGTATTACCGGTGCCAGTAGTTATTTTGTTTAGCGCCAAGTAACCAAGGGCTGTTGCGCCGCTTCCGGTATAAGAAGTGCAAGTATCATCACCTACAGCAACATTACCAATCCCTGTGCTGTTTGAGACAAGAGAACTTGAGCCAATCGCAATATTGGAGATTCCTGAATTCAAACTTCCTAGAGCGGTTGATCCTATTGCAATATTGAAACTCGCCGAAATTGCGTTTGCAAGAGCGTTAGATCCAACAGCAACGTTATCACTTCCGGTCGTTAGATCTGCCCCCGCAAACTCTCCAACAAACACATTTCTAACGCCAGAAGTGACTACAGAACCCGCGGCGTTTCCAAGAAAAGTAGAAGAACCGGGGGTCTCAAATGTGGTCGTGGTCTTGCCAATCAACGCGGCAGCAGCCTTGGTGGCAATCGTCTGAACAGACCCAGTGCTGTCCTTGTAGAACAACTTCCCATCAAAGGCGTTGATGGCCAGTTCGCCGTTGGCAAGGTTACCCGCCGTCGGCGCTGCCGAAGGGGTGGCCGAGTAGTAGATCTTGATGGGGGTGTAGCCTGTCTGAGCCATGGTTCACTCCTGCTTCTGTTCTTCCTCTTTGGGAGGATCTTGAGGTGCCAACTGGGCTTCTGCCTGCGTCTTGACCTTCATGGCCACAGGGAATGCTCCAGACTTGGTGGGAAGTTCACTCAGCCCCGCGAGGATGAGTTGGATGTCTTCAATGGTGAGGTTTTTTAGAGTCAGCATATTTTTACTCAAAAAGCAACAAGAAGTTTGCCGTTACTGGCGGCGGCACATAAATCGGGAACACAGATATGTCTTTTATGTAGACATAGTTCGTTGAACCACCAGAGGAGAAAGCCCAACCAGAGTTGTTGCCGCCATCAGTGCTGTTCGCGCCTGCATACCAAAATCCGATTGCCCTTGTTAGGGTTGCTCTAAGCCCTGGAACTGAGGTGTATATCCTCACCACATTACTAACATTACCAGTATAGGTAAAGTTGTTTATTGTTTGGGTTGTACCGCTAGTAAATACAAGTTGCTGAAATGCGCCGTTTGCTAGGGTGGCAAATGTATTACTCCCGCCCACACTCAAAGTGTTTGCGGTTGTGCCATTGTTATTTGTAACCGTCCCAAATGTAAGGCCGCCGCCTAAAAATGATTTATTGCTTGCATTTGTTAAAGAAATAGATGAAGAAGCGCCAGAAAATGTAAGTCCTGATGAGTTGTCAAAGTTAATTGGCCCTGTGCCCGCACAACTAATGGTGCTAGTGCCAAAATTTATAGTTCTAGTGTTTGAGTTAGAACTAGTAATTGATGAGCAAGTTACATTGTAGTTTTGAGTGCTATAAGAGCCCCTGGTTATCGTAATGCTTGCAGCAGATGACAAAAACGCATCACCATGCCTAAAGTCGCAGGAAGGATTATCAATATTTATTGAGTTTCCTCCTTTGGCGGCAGTGGTAAATGTTTGAGTTGAAGATCCTCTAAAAAAATATGTTCCAGTGTAAAGATTAGTCACGCCAGATCCATAAGTTACATTGCCATGTATGTAACTAACTTGGCTTCCTGACCATGTGACAACAGTTGTTCGGGCTGAAAAATCTATGGTTCCAATGTTCCAACCGGTGTTTACTGTTATTTGAGTGGCCGCCCCTGCGTCATCAAACACCGCCGTGTCTTGAGCCAAGGGGAAGTTGTTTGCGGCAGGAGACCCTCCACTGGTAAGGGCCCACCCAGTAGAAGACCAGTTCTGGGTTCCGGTCAAGTTCCAATAGACCGTCTTTGGCGCATCAAAACCGATGCCGCTGTTGTTGCCGCAGTCACCTATACGAGTGCCACCAGTCCATGTACCAGTTCCTGCTGCAACGATGTCTTTGAAATCAATGTCGCTCAAACCGACCACAGTACCTGCCGTGATGGTTCTTTGCACCCCAGGAGGCTCACTTACATAGGTTCTTCTCTGTGTTACAGAACCACCCGCACCAAGGTCAAAAGTCCCTGTGACTGTGACATTACCGTACAGCACAGCAAACAAAACACCCGTCGTCGAGGTTTGTGAGGGAACTGTCAACGTGCCATAGGTTGTGTTCCCATAGAAATTTGGGTTAACCGATGACGATGACATCAATGCACTGCCAAAACTCGCAGTTATTCCACTGAACCCAAGAGTAACGAACGATGAAGTAGAAACAATACTTGCGGTGTTGGCGGTGACCGTTAATCCTGAAGAGTTTCCTGACGAACCAACGCCAGTTGTTGCATTGAGAGTGCTAGAACCGAATGTGTATGTCCTTGTCGGCGTATACGATACACTGACAGTGGTTATGCTGTTGCAGGTTACGGTGTTGTTGGCAGTGTCAAATGTGCCTTGTTCTAGGTTGATAGTTCCAAACCCGCAATTCAACGATCCCCCAAGAGTTATTGTTCCTCCTGGAGAGTTAATAGTAACGCCACCTATGTTTCTTCCGCCAGTATTCAAAGTCGCCGCACTTCTTGCGAAGAACGACATGGTGCCGCTACCACTAGTAAAAGTGCTAGTTCCGTTGAGAATAAAGTCCCCATACATAATTGTGGGGTTGTTGATATTAAGAGTTACACCGTTTGTTCTGCTGCTTGTATTGATGGACTTGACATTAAATGCGGCAAGTGTAAGTGTAGTACCACTATTTAAGCCTGCGTTGTCAATAATTACATCATCTTGAGCAAGAGGAAAATCATTGACAGATGCCGTCCCGCCACTTGTGGTCGTCCAAATGGTCGCCGTCCAACTTGAACTAATCGTCCCTGCGGCAATATATTTGTTGACCCCGGCTGAAAATGTGATGCCAGAGTTGCCAAGGGCGTTGCCTAGTCTTGTCCCGCTCCATGGGGCAGATGCGCCAGTAACTGCGATGTCCATGAAGTCAACATCAGACAAAGCAGAAACAGCGGCAACATTGAAGGTTCTCGTAGCGCCCGGTTGGTTAGACCTAAGAAAGTACCTTCTGGTTGGGGACAAGCCAGTAATGGTGAATGTCCCGTTTATGGTTTGATTTCCATAAACATTTATTGTGACTAATCCAGTTCCTGCGCTTAATGCGCCTAGGGTGAAATTGTTGTATACGTTGTTCCCGTATATGTTACTAATGATAATCCCGCTGCCGCAAGTGACATTATTAAATGTAACAGTGTTAGAGCCTTGTGTCCCAAAACTCCCTGCAGATGTAAGAAACTGAATTGTTGATGTTCCGGCATTGAATGAAACAAAATCATTCAACAAGAAATTGCCAAAATTGCTGACAAAAAATGTAGAAGATCCAAGATTGACTGCTGATGCAACACTTGGTTGGGCAAAAAAACCGCCACAGTTTACTAGGTAACCGTTAGTGTTAAAAGTTCCTGCAGATAGAGTTAATTGTCCGCATACTAAACTAGAGCCAAGATTAAAAGTTCCTCCAACACAGTTAATGAAAACCTGTCCGGTTGTCAGTTGAGTTCCGTTTGTGGTGCAAGTTTGGCTTGCTGTAGACTGAAAGTAAACACTTCCAGTGTAAGTCCTTGAAACGCCAGTAGCGGCAAATGTCAAGTCTCCATAAATGAACCAAGCGGCACTTCCGGCAATAGTTACTACCCCAGATGTAGGGCCGCTTATATTGCAAGATTTGCAAACAGCGCCAGTTGAAATAGTTACCGTATATCCAAGTCCACTGCTTGATGCCGAGTCAAAGATGACATCATCTTCCGCGCTAGGGGCGCGAGTTGATAGGATGGTTCTGCCAGGGTTTGTGTACCACCGGCCAGTAACCGTGAAGCCATCCCAAGCATTGCTTCCGCCGCCCCAGTAGAGAGTAGCCATATCAAACCCTCTGGTACTTCACGCCATCAATTTCAATGAACTCTGGCTCAGGCTCAGGCTGCGGAGGGTTGTCCATGTACGCAACCCAGTTGTCCACGCGCTGCTGCATCATGGCTTCGATGTCGGCTTGAGAAAGCGTGTGGTCATCGGGAAGCGTGATGGCATCCCGGTACATACCATGGCGGGTTTCGCGCTCAAAGTCGATCTTGATCATGGATTAAGCCTGTGTAACTACTGCGACGACATCCCAACGGGTGTTGGCGGCGTTGTAGATGCAACCCACATAGGTCATCTTGGATGCCGTCGTGGACGTTGGCAGAGTCACACCAATCACCGTGTAGGTGGCATTCCAAGAGATCGTCTGTGAAGATCCATTGTCCAAGATTCTGATGATCAACTTGGTTCCATCCACAGGCGTTCCGGTTGGTGCTGCAACCGTCAACCCTACAGCCTGTGCAGTCAAGTTGTACTGATCCGCAACACTTACATCAGGCGTTAAGGTGGCTGTGGATGTCGTTGATGAGACTCGTGGGTCAATGCGCTTGTTGGTCAGAGTTGCCGTGCCGGTTCCAGTCACGAAGCCTGCGGCAGCGTTGGCGGCGTTGCCCAAAGCGGTCAGGACGCCTGTTCCTGTCGTCGTGGTGGACGGAGCGCCACCTGCACCACCACCGATAACCAGGGCACTTGCGGTCAGCGCGGCTGACGAGGCAAGAGTGCCGGTGGCGGAGTAATACAGCACCCCGCCAGAGGTTCCAGATGTGAGTCCCGTGCCGCCGTTGGCTACCGGCAAAGTGCCTGAGACATGGGTCGTCAGGCCAATCTTGCCGTACGAAGGCGCAACCCCCACGCCGCCAGAGATCAGCGCATTGCCTGTTGCAACATCGGCCAACCTAGAAAGGGCAGTCGTAGTGGAGGCAAAAAGAAGGTCGCCCACCGCATAGGAAGACTGCCCTGTACCGCCGTTGGTCGCAGCAAGAGTGCCTGTAACTGCCGTGCCAAGAGGAATACTTGTCAGCCCTGCACCAGACCCAGAGAACTGGGTGGTGGCCGTTACTGTCGTGCCGCGCACTGTAGAGGCCGTCGAAGCGCCTACCGATGTGCCTTCAATCGTCCCGCCCGTAATCGCCACACTGTTGGCGTTCTGGGTAGACATGGTGCCCAGGCCGGTGATGTCCGTGTTGGGGATCGTAGAAGAGGCCGTGAAGGCGCTCGTGCCGTTGCCCTTGACATAGCCAGTCAGGGTGGCGGCTCCAGTGCCTCCGTTGGCCACATTCAGCGTACCGGCAAGGGTAATGGTGCCGCTTGTGGTGATCGGGCCGCCAGAAGTAGTTAGGCCGGTAGTCCCGCCAGAGACATCTACAGAAGTAACGGTGCCGCCCGCGGATGCGGTTGCCGAGATGGTGATCCCGCCTGCGCTGTTGGTGATGAAGACGTTGGTTCCGGCCGTCAGTGTGGCTAGGGTGTAGCCAGTACCGTTACCGATGGGCAGTTGACCATTGGTAGGCGTGGAAGTCAGCCCTGTACCGCCGTAGGCAACCGAAATTGGGTTGGCGTTCCAAGTCCCTGCCGTCAGGGTTCCAACACCCGTGATACCCGTGTAGGAACCGCTCAAACGGCCAGTTCCTAGGGTTCCTGAGGTGATGTTGGAGGCGTTGGTGGTGTCGGTCGTTGCTGAGGCTGCAAGACCTGATACAGCGCCCGCAGAGATGGCGATAGGGGTATCGGTGACCGAAGTCACCCGACCATAGGTGTCCACGGCGAACACCGGAACCTGGGAAGCAGAGCCGTAGGTAGCCGCAGTCACACCGGAGGTGGCCAAGGCGATCGTGATCGGCGCAGAGCCGTCGTAACTTGTGCCCGTCAGTCCGGCGCCGATTGTCAGCGCGTTGGGGTTGGCCGCCGTAATGGTTCCGGATCCACCCAAGGAGATTGCCGTGCCGTTGACCGTGACCGAACTGTTTTGCAGTTGAGCGTTGGTGATCGACCCAGAGGTGATCTGGTTGGCGTTGATCGCAATCGGGGTGTTGCTTGCACTGGTGACCTGACCTTGAGCGTTGATCGCCAGGGTCGGAACCGAAGAAGCAGTGCCGTAAGTAGAAGCACTTACACCCGTGTTGGTGATGCTGAACTGGGTGCCGGACAGGGTCAGGCCGGTGCCTGCGCTGTAGATCTGGGCCGACGATATTTGGGCGAATGTGATGTTCGTCGTGCCGAAGGTGATCACGCCGGATGTGTTGCAGGTGTAGGTCTCACCCGCTCCCGTCGCGCCTTCCTGAACGAAAACAGTAGAGCCTTCGCTCAAGCCATTCGCGCTGTTGATGACGTAGGTGTTCGCGTCAGACGCTCGGGTCAAGACCCAATTTGTCGAGCCAGAACCTACGTTTGAGACTACATAGATGCCGTTTTGCGTCTGGTTGGTCTGCTGATAAACCAACACACGGTCATTAACAGCAACTGTCACGCCATCAATCGACAGCGCAACTTGAGTCCCGGCGTTGGTCAGCGTAGCACCCACACCGGCAACGCCGTTGTTGTATGTGGCATTCAGGTTGATCGGAGACTCAACGCGAACAGGTTGGTGGAAGTGAATACCACTCGCCACAAGGCCGTCAACGTAAGACTTGTTGGTAATGTCCGTCGCGTTGACTGGCGTGGTGCTGATCGTGCCGGTGGTGGTGGCAATCGAGGAGAACGTGCCTGCCGCGGGGGTTGACGCGCCTATCGTTGTGCCGTTGATCGTTCCGCCGGTGATGGCCACAGAACTAGCGTTCTGCGTGGACATCGTCCCAAGCCCAGACACCTGCGTGTTCGCTATGGCGATCGGGGACTCAGACAAGGCCGTGAGTTGCCCCTGAGCATTGACCGTGGCCGACAGAGTCTTGGTTGCATCTCCGTAGGATCCCGCCGACACGCCTGTGTTCGAGATGGCCACAGTAACCGGCGTTGAGCCGTTGTAACTCGTACCGCTAAGGCCCGTGCCGATGGTCAGAGGATTGGCCGCAGTAGCCGTAATGGTTCCGCTACCACCTAGGGAGATCGTGGTTCCGTTGACCGTCAGCGAACTGTTGGCCAACTGGGCATTGCTGACTGTTCCGCTCAGGTCGGATGTCGGGACAGTAGAAGACGCCGTGAATGCGGAAGTGCCGCTGCCCTTCACATACCCGGTGAGGCTATTTGCTCCCGTGCCGCCACTTGCAACATTGAGCGTACCGGCCAGAACAACAGCGCCGCCAGTCGGGGATGCCGGAGTAAAACCAGTAGAACCCGCAGAGAAAGTGGTTACGCCACCGGCAAGGCTGAACTGCTCCCAAGTGCTGCCAGTCCACGCCTCGTATGCGTTCAGGTCAGTGTTGAAGCGGAACTTGCCAAAAGCGCCTGTTGGCCTTTGCCCCGTGGTTCCAACGGGCACCTTGACCGCGCCGGTGCCGGGGAGCGTCGGGTTGTCGGCGATGCCGATAACAGGGTCACCCAACTGGCCATTGCCGTCCGCAACGTCAATCTCGTTGACCGTGCCAGTAATTGACAAGGCCGCAATCGTGCCGCCTGGACGCAGCGCCAAGACTCCGGTGCTCGGAAATGCCGCAAGGGAGCCAACAGCACCAGTCAGGGAGAAGATCGGGTTCGCGCCCGTGCCATCTGCGTTGGCGATGTTCAGACCAGGGCCAGAAGTCGTCAGAGTCCTTGAGGCAACCGTGCTTGCGGAATCCTTGACGATGAAGCCGCCCGACGCCGAATTCAGGCTGTCAGCCGCCCCAGTCATGTTCACCCGCAGGAATGACTGAGCGCCACCGTCCGTCAGTTGCAGGCCAGTGCCTACCGAAAGGTATCGGCTGTTATTGAGCGTGGTCTCTTGCGACTGGGTGACAAAGGTCTGATTCTGAGTCGGACTGTTGGCAATCGCCGCAGTCGTCGTCTTGTAAGTCCCGCCGTTTTGAACGATCGGAACAAGTTCAGTGCCCGTTATTGGCCCCGCATTCGGGAGTTGGGTGATGGTTTGATTAGCCATTAGGTGTCACCGAAATTCCGTCAAGGTTGCCGTTGTTCTCGGGCGTGTCCGTGTTGCCCTCGGTCGAGATGATGTAGTCGCCATCATTGTCCGTTACGAGGTTGTTGGGGTCTAGTGCTACAGACACATCCGGCCGCGGGAAACGCAGGTTGATACGCTCGGTCTTCCGGGCGGGAAGCCGGTAGGGGTCTTTCTCGTCCGCACAGCCCTGCTGACACACCTTCAGACCAGGGAAGTTGTGGTCCGACATCTGCTCGTCCATGGGACGCTTCATCTTGCAGCGGTCGCAGATGAAGATCGCCAGTGAGGCATTGCCGAAGGTGTCGAGAAAGACCGGCATATTTACTTCGTGTACACGCTGATGTTCGGCGCGAAGTAGATAGGAGACTTGTCGCGCTCTTCCGCCTCAGCCAGGGCCAGATACTTCTCGGCCTGCTGCTCAAGGTAAGTAACCCGGTTGATGTCCACTGCGGGCAGTTCCAGAGACATCTGGTGAGCAAGCATACTGACCACAGCCATGTACCACCTCTGAGGGATCTGCAACTCGTCCGTCAGATCGCCCACATCCATGATCTGCTTGGAGTACCAGACCGTCATCTGCACAAAGGGGTCCGAGGGTACTGGCCACAGGTAGATCTGCGGGTCAGGAACCGTGCGGTTGAACCAGAACTGGTATGGCTGATTGGCCGTAAAGTTTTTGTTCGGCAGGTTCGTGTAGTCGTCCCGGTTCAGGCGCGACATCGTGACCTCTTGGCTCATGTTGCCAACCCAGAACTCACGCAGAGCCAGGGTTGTGCCGCTGTAAGCCCGGACACGGTAATACTGGACGCTCTGGCCAGGATTGATGTCCGTCCAGATCCACTCGTTGTCTCGCACCGCTACAGCGCCCAGATCCTCCAAAGTAGACCAGGAAAGGCCGTCAGTGCTGTATTCCAGGGTCAGATTCCATGTGGCCGACCCGCCGCCTGCGATGTAGGGGAGCAATCCGATCGATCCGGCGTAGATTGGGTTGTCCGTGCCGAAGTTGATCGAGATGTTGCCGTTGGCGGAGGTCTGTTGGCAGTAGGTAGAGGTGTTGGAGTCGCCCACCAGGGCCACATTTCCGCCCGCAGAGGTCGTATACGACCCATTTGGGCGCTGCATCGTGCGATACAGGGCGTTGAGGACATCATTTGCACCCGTTGGGAGGGTGTAGATGTAGTTTTCAGGGGTCAGACCGAAGACTTTCTTCTCAATGGCCCAGTATTGGATGCCAATGTTGATCAGATTCGTCAAAACGAAGCCAAGAGACTCCCGAGCACTCAAAATTTGCTCAGAAGTCAGTTCTTCGGCCAGTTTTCCGCACCTTCTGGCCCCGTGATCAATCAAAGTTTGGACGTTATAGACCTGTCCATAGGCGTCAGAATAGGCCATTGGGTCTCCTTCAGAAGCCTGAGCACTTCCAACGCTTCATAGAAGCCCTGGCGCGGCTTCCAGGCTCACTTTTTTCGGCAATCGGGCGCATCCGGGCGCAGAAAGAGTCCTTTCGAGCCCCTCCTTGAGGCTGCGGAGCCTTCAAATTCGACCCGGTTTCGCGGTTGTACTTCTCCCTACCCTTTTGGGTAAGGCCCGCACCCTTGGAAACAGGCAGTTTTTCGCCCCGGCCGACGGCCAAAGAGACATTCCCGCCGTCTTTTTTGCCCTGAGCGCGACGCTGAACATCGTAGGCGATGGCCACGGCCTGCTTTTGAGGCTTGCCCGCAGCAATTTCCGTCTTGATGTTCTGCTTGAATGCCCTCTCAGACTTGCCTTTGATGAGCGGCATGATCAGGCCACCTGAATCATAGAAGCGATGATGGCCGGAATCGCAGGGTAAACAGGCGAAACACTGGCCGGGAGGTGCTCAATCGACACAGACGTAGCGGTTGGAACCCACACAACTTGGACGTAGTCCGCCGCGTTGAGATCTAACAAAAATGTCAGCGCCGCCACGTTGTAGCCAAAGATGCTTGCGCTCTTGCGGGCCACAACCGTGTACTGCGTAGCGGAGTTCGCCAGATCTAAGCCGTTAATGCGAAGCCAGACCGTTGCGTCTTCCTGCGCGTTGCTCGTGTTCTTGAACTGGATGCTGAACTGCAGGTTGTACTTGCCCGCTGCCGGAACCGTGATCTTGCTGTTGTCCACAAGCGTCACGCCGTCGGCCACATCCACTGTGTTGAATGTAATGACCGTTCCCGCGCTCACATTGCCAGTCTGGTCAGTGCTGTCGCTGAAACCACCATACGCTGCGCCAAAAGCCCGCATGGTGGCCAGAGTTGCCTTGACGTTGGCCCCGCTCTGAACCAAGGGAACCAGTTCTGCGCCTGTCAGCGTCGCGGCTGACGGCATTGCGGAAATCTTCTGATCAGCCATTACGATGACTCCAAGATGATCTTGCTGTCGTCCTCTTGCAGGACATAGCCGGGAGAGGTCTCATCAGCGATGTAGAACGTCGTGACAGGCGTTGCGCCGTAAAGGTCTACAACCCCATCATCACCAACATCCTCACCGACACCACCCCCAACGGGGTTGACGGCGTTGACGTTTGCGCCAAAGCCGTCCGTCGTGTTGGCCTGATTGGCGACGCCGCCGTAGCCAACGTGAGGCAT